CGGGGTGTAATTAAAGGGAATGGAGATAACCGATAAGCTCTATATTATTAAAGTGAAAAGACTGGAATGGTATTGGACAGGGAAAAATTTATCTAAAAATATTCAAAATGCAAAAATATATAATTCAATAGATAATGCCAACAAAGGAATAGCCGCAGCCAAAAAATTTTCCAAAAGACAATACTGCATAAAAGAAGTTGAGATGTATTGACAAAAAATTAAAATTATGATATAATTAGGTAAAGGGAGTTTGTCTAAATGCCTAAGGATATTTTGGAGCGCACCGGAGCAGGAGCAAAATTCTGTTTGAAAAATTTCAAATATATGGTTAATAAATATATCGAAGATAATTGGAATAAAACAGACAGCACGGGAAAGAAAAAAACATTTACTATCCTTAATTTTTGTTGCATAAACGGATTCGATTCTGAAGACGATTTTTGGAGATTAGTCACAGAACAAGAAAACGATGACTATAGAACGTATGGGCGAAAATTGGCCATGTATGTCCGAGAAACTGCGCAAAGAATTGCTATAGATGATAAAAATATTCCCGCAGCATCATTAATGCTTGCAAATTTAGATGATAGAATCAAAGAGTTAGATTTAAAGGGAGGAAAAATATTTAAATCTGTACCTAAAAATATAAAAGAAGATAAAAAAGATGTTGACATTAAAGAAATATGTGCTAATCTTTCTTCTAAAGAGTGGGGAGAACTTATTAAAGGTTTAAGTTTTAACCAATAATATATCGGAATATAGCCCAGCTTGGTTAAGGCGATTGGTTTGGGTCCAATAGACCGCAGGTTCGAATCCTGCTATTCCGACCAAAGTTATAATACATTGTAAATATGTTTAAGTAGTTTTAATTAGTTATGTTGCATGCCTATATATAGCAACTAGCAGTAACTTTCCCTCTTAGACTGTTATATCGAAAGATTGAGGATAGGCTTATGGCTCTGTAGCTCAGGAGGTAGAGCGCGTGCCTGAAGAGCACGGCGTCAGTAGTTCAAATCTACTCGGAACCACCATTGGGCCGTAGAGTGTGGAAGGCTGCACATCTCCTTTGCACGGAGAAAGAGGGGAGCGTTACCCATACGGTCCACCATTTTAAAATTCCTGTGTATTTTACAGCTACTAGTAAATATAATACAATCCCATAAATCCCCCCATTTTTATTTATTAGTAGCTATATAATATATTGGGAAGTGGACAAATTGGTAAAGTCACTGGTCTTTGGAACCAGAAATTGTAGGTTCGAAGCCTACCTTCCCAGCCAATCCCTTTATTATAAGAATGTTTAAATTTAGCAAAAAAAGTATGGTATAATGCCTCGTTAGCTCAGAAGTAGAGCACAGAGCTGTTAACTCTGGGGTCGGGATGGCAGAATTCTCACGGGGCGCCATTTTGTGTGCAGCTATTCTAGAGTGGCTGCACTCCTCTTTTGGAAAGGTAATCTAATGAGTAAAAATAACAATGATATCAAGTAAGTAATATTCTTACTTGGAGATTAATTATGTTTGGTAAAGATAAATATATTTGGAAGAAAATCTCTCGTCGTTATAGTTTCTGGTCTCAATGCTATTTTTAAGATGAAACGTGGGATGATTTAGATTATTTTAATTTCAATGCTTATTTTCGCAGAAAACGTAATTGGAAAAGTTATTTGATTAATTATTATTCTGCTAAAGAATATGAAAAAGAATATAATATTAACCTAAAATTAAGACGTCAAAAATTCATTGAAACAGATTCTTGGGCGTATGAGGAATACGCTAAAGCATATCATGAAAGAAAATCATGGAAACGAAATAGTAAGAAAAAATTTCAATGGGAAAAATAAGCTCCCGTAGTTCAGCAGGACAGAATAGGTGCCTTCTAAGCATTTGGTCGGGGGTTCGAATCCCTCCGGGAGTGCCATCACGCTTATAGTTCAATGGATAGAACGCAATGCTACGAACATTGAGATTGGGGTTCGATTCCTTATAAGCGTGCCAACAAAGATAAATGCCTTAGTGGCTCAATGGTACAGCAGTTGATTTGTAATCAACCATTTCCTCGTTCAAGTCGGGGCTAAGGCACCATTACTCCTATAGCTCAACAGTAGAGCCATCGGCTTTTAACCGTTAGACCTAGAGGCAGCACCTAGTGGGAGTACCATTTTACACAAAAACAAATACTTTTTTATGTAAGGGCTGGGTACGAGTGAACCTAACGGTCTGTAAAACCGCCATCTTATGATTGTGGAGGTGCAAATTCCTCCCCCTTGCACCATTAGGAGGTAAAATGAAAGATTCCTCTAAGGAAGACATAAAATTGTTTGAAAATATTTGCTATACAGAAGAGCAGGTAAAAAACATCCTAAAGAAACAAAAAATATCTTGGTCAGATTTTTCTAAGTGGATAATAGGACAAACTGGCATGCTTTTAATAGAAAATAAAAAAGAAATATTTGGATATTATAAATCTGATATTGACAAATTCATAGAAATATATAACTATAGAAAGGAAAGGTAATCCGAGTCGGCCTAGCGGGAGCCGTTTTGAAAACGGAATGATGTGATGAGCGTCGTGTGAGTTCGAGTCTCACCCTTTCCGCCATTATGCGATGGAGTGAAATGGTTTACACATTAGGCTCATAACCTAATAATAGCGGGGTTCGAATCCCCGCCATCGCTACCAATGCCCCTTGTTATAGCTTTACCGTCTTATTCACTTTTAATTTTAAGGGGCACCTTATAGCGCATTATCTCAGTGGTAGAGAGGTTGCTTCATACGCAATTTGTCCTTTGTTCGATTCAAAGATGCGCTACCATTTTTAGGAGAAGAAACATGCCAATGCTGAAAAGAATAAAAACACAAGAGGAAAAAGACTTTAATAAGATGTGGAAAAATAGGATGAAACTACGTCCTGACATCGTTCGTTTAGGTAAAAATATTGGGAAAGCTCCCCAATGTAATACAAAAATAAAAACCAACAATGAAACTTCATCACCCAACTTAAAAAAGAAAAATAAGTGAATGATAAGTAGGTTTATCTAGTCTCTTAGCTCAATTGGTCAGAGCATCCCGCTCATAACGGGGTGGTTGCCGGTTCGAGTCCGGCAGGGACTACCAACTTCAGAGAAATAGTTCAACGGCAGAATAACAGTCTCCAAAACTGTAGATGATTGGTTCGAATCCATCTTTCTCTGCCATATAGTATATATATCATAACGAATATTATTCTATTCTTTAAATGAAAAATTGATATACTACTTTTAAGTTTTAGAATAACATGTAGAAAATCTGTAGCTATTTTTTTCTTATGTTATTCGAGAATAATTTAATAAGCTTGGTAAACTTATATAAATTATTCTATACTGCGAGAAAGTTCGCTGGCTCTGGGAAAGACCAGAAGAGAAAGCACTAGGGATTATCCAATCTCCTTAAAATAAGTATAAGCTTTGACCCTAAGTAGTGCCTAAACTTCCCTAGGGTGGCTCCCTTGGCGAGAGGATTACGGAGTCGCCAATATAGTGAGAATTTTTGAAATTAGTATCCTTACCAGATTAAAATTATATTCATCTTTCTCACCGAATTATGGGCACATGGTGAAACTGGTAAACACATTGGATTTAAAATCCAATGAAGGTAATCTTCTTCCGAGTTCAAGTCTCGGTGTGCCCACCATGCAGTCATCATATATTGGATATTATGCGAGTCTTCCAAACTTGACAAGAGAGTTCGATTCTCTCTGACTGCACCAATGGTCCAGTAGGCAAATGGAAAAGCCGTCTGTCTTAGGAACAGATGTTTGAGAGTTCGAGTCTCTCCTGGACTACCATATAAAAGAATTGAGTATTAATGCCCGTGAGTTTATAAGTTATGTGTAGAAATATTTATCTTTATGGGTAAATATTTGTGTGCATAGCTCAATGACAGAGCAACGGGTTGTGGTCCCGAGGATTAGGGTTAAATTCCCTATGCACACCCCATTTAAGCCCTGCGATAACCTTGGTGGTCGTCTAACAGATACCTAGGCTATGTCTGTTAGAAAAGTAATACTGTTCGAATCAGTTGCAGGGTTCCATTTATAGAGAGGTAGCTCAGTTGGTCTAGAGCTTTCGCCTGATATGCGAAGAGTCGCGGGTTCGAATCCCGCCCTCTCTACCAAGTTGTTTAAAAAAGGATTATTTTGTTGACTTACGACAGATTAAAGAATTTTAGAAAATTGCGAAAATTAGCTATATTGCACGGTTTTGGTGGAAAATGCCAGTGCTGTGGTTATAAAAAATGTGTTCGTGCCTTAGAGTTTCACCATTTAGATTGTGAAAGCAAAGATTTTTCTATTAGCACCACAATAAATAAAAGTTGGAACGAAATTAAGAATGAGCTAAAAAAGTGTATTTGTGTATGTGCAAATTGTCATAGAGAAATACACGACAACTTACGAGTTGTAGATACCAACAAGCAATATTTTGACGAGACTGCCGTAAAAGACTATGAAACTACTTTAAAAAAGATAAAAAGATATAACAAATGTCCTATTTGTGGAACTTTAAAACCTGAATATAATAAGTTCTGTT